TGGTTTTGGTACAGAGGTTGTAAGTGGTGTGCGTGTCGTTGTCGATACAGGCGTATGCACTTTCTTCTCAACATGCGTTTCCATTGGTTTTGGTACAGAGGTCGTAGGCGGGTGTGTCGTTGTCGATACAGGCGTATGCACTTTCTTCTCAACATGCGTTTCCAATGGTTTTGGTACAGAGGTCGTAGGCGGGTGTGTCGTTGTCGATACAGGCGTATGTGTTTCAACAGATCTCGGTAATGAAGTTGTTGCGGAATACGTCGTTGTCGGGGGCATTGTTGTTGGAATTGGTAAAGTATGAGTCATAGTATTCTTTTTTCTACAGTATATAACTGCATCAGAATTTGTCTCCGTCCACAACCATTCAGCGTTCAATGTTATAAAATATCTAGGAGTTTCAAATATTTGAAAACTATTATTCTGATAATTTGCACCATAAGACGTTGAAACACTCCAGTTACTATCATCATAATCATAAGTAAACCAATTTGATGGAGGAGTCTTCTCCACAGTTTTTGAAAAATCTTTACACTTCCATTCATTGTATTTTGTGTAATCTTTGCCATCATTCATATCCATAATAAACCCATTTGGAAATACGGAATATTGTCCACCCATACCATTAAATGCTATTATCTTTGGCTCGTTCTCGCTTATTAATGGATAATATTTTTTTGTATCATTCCATTCCGATATCCCTCCATATCTGGTATCATAATTATCCTTGTTACCTTGACCGACATATACACCGTCTACATAAAGTGTAAATATACATTCACATGCAACATGTATTGGATACTTTTTATCTTGGTAACTTGCAACAGCATTAATTGGTATTGCACTAACAGATGTAGTAAATAATCCAACAAATAATACTAAATTAAATAATCCTATATTACCGAATTGTGTGTCCTGCATTACTGTCGTATATACTTATACCATATTTTTTAATTGTATTTATATCAATTTTATATAGGTATTAATATACATATAGTTTTACAGGCTATAAAACATATGTTTAAACTTTTTATTATAATTTCATCATAACCTTATCATAACCATATCATTAGTTTAAAAGATATAGATCTATGTTATTTCTAAAGTGATATTATTATATTTATAGTTATTTAATAAAATTGATTTACAAATATTGCATAATATTATATATAACATTAATTTCATTACTTTGTCAACACATCAACTTAGTCATAACCTGCAATATACATGTCAAACGATATCACACCCGTTCATATAAATCATGTATATGTAGAAAATGATGAAAGTGTCGAAAACGATATTTTACAAAAATACAGCCACCGAACATTAATAAATAAAAAATATATATTCGAAAAAAAGATCGGCTCAGGAAGTTTTGGTTCTGTGCATAGAGGGAAAAATATTATATCTGGCGAAGCCATTGCAATAAAATATGAAGCAACAACTGCAAATATCACTACACTATTGTGGGAATCAAAAATATTAAATCACTTATCGGGTACACCCGGTGTTGTAAAACTGCGTTATTATGGAACAGAATCAAATAAAAATATAATTGTTATGGATTTATTTTCGCATACTCTTTGTGCAGAAGTAGTAAAGTTAAAAGAATTATATTCAAATGGATCAGTGGTAGTTAAAAAATCAGATACTGATATAGTATTACCAACACAAACTAGCAAACATAGTGAACACAATTTAACACCTTTACATTCAATTTCACATTCGCAACTAGGAACATCTCCTCCATTACCTGATAATTTATTGAATGAATCTGATTATAATAAAAATAGCAATAACACAATTGATGCATTATCGAATGAAGATGTAGTTAAAGATTTTACAACAAATGATACACCACAAGTAGCGACATCATCTCAACAATCTGCCGCAGTTGATGCGGGAAATAAAAATGAAATAAAACCATATATAAAAGATATTACTAATTATCTAATCTCCATGCTAGAAATTATATGGCGTATACATGATGCGGGTATAGTACATAGAGATATAAAACCAGAGAATTTTATGTTTAGTGTGTCAGGAGAAGAAAAAAAACTACACATTATAGACTTTGGGCTTTCACGATTTTATATGAAAGGGACTAATCACGTTGAAAATACAAACAATAGTTCAATTGTTGGTACAATAAGATATATCAGTCTCAGTGTACATGAGGGTGATGTATATTCGCGTCGCGATGATATAGTATCAATAATGTATGTAATTATTTATCTTATAAAAGGAAACCTGCCATGGATGGGTCTCGTGGCAAAAAAAGGAGACAAACGGACAAAAGATGAATTGGTATATAGCGTAAAATCAAAAGTTACAACTGCAGAATTATGTGAAGGCATTCCTTATTTATTTAAAAAATTATTAGACTATTCTTATACCTTAGATTTTGATGAAAAACCCGACTATTCTTACATGATACGACAATGCAAGAATTTAATTAAAATATTATAATATAATATAAAAAATCGTTAATCGAGTAATAAATATTATATTATAATAAATATTTCTTAAAATATACTTAAAGCCACCACACATATTATAGTATCAGTCATTACAATGAGTTCTGCGAGTTCTTCTGTTACATCAGCCCCTGTTCGTCTTACTGGGCGCGTGAAGTGGTTTAATAACAAGACAGGTTTTGGGTTTATTTCGGTTGTTGGAGGCAACGACCAGTTCAAAGATGCTAGCGAGGTCTTTGTTCACCACTCGGCGGTCATGGTAAGTCAGGAGCAGTACCGTTATTTGGTAGAAGGTGAGTATGTGGAGTTTTCGGTTGTGACTATGGATTCGGGTGAGCACTCGTTTCAAGCCGGAGATGTCCGTGGTGTCAAAGGTGGGAAGTTGTTTTGCGAGACTAGGCATGAGCAACGTGGTGCGTCACAGGATCGTGCTGGAGGCGGAGGCGGAAGCGGAGTCGAAGGTAGACGTCCTTCTAGTACTCACGGGCGCGGCGGTAGTTCAGGTGGTTATTCTCGTGGAGGTCGCGGTGGTTATGATCACCGAGGTAGCAGTCGTGGAGGAGGAGAGTGGATGTTAGTTCGACGTTCACAACAAGACACTCGCGAGGGTTACTATCGTCCTCGCGGTGAGCGTCCCGAACGTCCCGAGCGTCACACCGAGAGACGCGAGCAGTCAACGCAAGATGCACTCACTCAGTCTACTCCCAAAGCATCTCATCCGACAACCAGTAGCGAACCCAGCGCAGTTCCTTCAACTCCTCGTCCTCCGAAGAAGCCTCGTCAGACCAAACCTACAGCATAAGAGTGTGTTTTTTAAATAAAAAAACAAATCAAATTAAATCAAATCAAATCAAATCAAATCAAATTAATTTGTTACCTGCATAACAAATTAATTACAGTACCACGTTGTTGATATATTATTATATTTTTCTCGTCATCATCAGTCGTCTAAGTTTTTGTTTTCTTGACAAATATTTACTTCGTTTTTTCAATGAGTATTTTTGCCCAGGGAATTTTAAAAGTCTAGCAGATTTTTTACACGTAAATTTACTATGGCGAAGACCTTTTCGTCTAAAAATAGAATCGGTACACACCCCTATTGCTTTTGACTCTTCCGCGTCACTTTCATTCATAGTTTCATTGTCCGAACTTTTAACTGTTTTAATACATTTGCATAATTTTTCGGCTAATATTTTTTCTGCTTTAGATTTTATTGTTTTAGAACTATCTGTCGGTAAAACTGGTATATCATAATAATTTAATATTTTTATGTAGTCATTTTTTTTTAAAAGACCCATTATTATACTGTTATACTTAAGTTATATTAAATTTAGATAAAAATATTCAAAATACTATATTTCAAATGATATATTTCAAATATAAAAATATATACTCATATTTTATATTGTTAAATGCCTAAATTATTAAATACAAATACTATTACAAATACAAAAACAAGTAAAAAAAATAAAAAAGTAGTAGTTTTTGATTTAGATGAAACGTTGGGATCTTTCTCGGAATTAGGCTCATTTTGTACATTACTTGATGACTATTTTAACAATTCAAACAAAGCATATAGTATATTCAATGATTTATTAGACTTATATCCTGAATTTTTACGCCCATATATTATAAATGTTCTGAAATTCCTACTTCAGAAAAAAAAAGATAACTTATGCAAATCGGTAATGATATATACAAATAACCAAGGAGAAAGAGCATGGGTTGAACATATAGCGCGATATTTTGAAACGAAACTAAAATCCAAAATATTCGAACAAATTATATCCGCGTTTAAAATAAATGGTAAAATATTTGAAATTAATCGTACTACACATGATAAAACTGTTGACGATTTCTTTCGATGCACAAAACTACCACGCGATATAGAAATATGTTTTGTAGACGATTTATTTCATCCCAAAATGGAAGATGATAGCGTATATTATATACACGTAAGAGGATATAAACACTATATCCCATCTGCAGAACTCGTTGATCGTTTTATAAATTCCCCCTTGTCTAAAGATATAAAAAATAAAGATGATTTCCGTAAGTTTATGATATCTAATTTAAAATATAACATTACCGAAAAAAGTAAAGAAGAACAGGAAATGGATGTGATTGTTAGTAAAAAAATGCTAGAACATATGAAAGAATTTTTTGATAAAGATGCAAACGATATAGATGACGATCACCATAAAGACATCACCAATAAACAAAATTTAAAATTACATATTAAACCAAAATCATTCAAAAAAAATAAATTGCTAAAAAACCCTAAAAATAAAACAGTAAAAAACCGATATTAGTTTTAAGGGGTTAAAACAGGTTCTTAGTTTGATGCTATAGCATCTGCAGATGCGCTAGCAGTCAACAGCGCAACTTTCGCTTCAACAAGACGAAGATGTTTTCTTGTCTTTTTGTGACAATTCATGTTAAATAACTGAACTTCACATCCACACTCACACATAACTTTCGTTCTGGCTTTCTCAAGAATTTTCTCACGCTGTTTGGTGTAATAGTCCTTATTGTAGTCTTTAATTTTGTCACCCCGCTCTTTGTTATATTTTTTCTGATATTCAAGTTTCTGTTCGCGATGTCTATAGTAATATTCATTCAACTTATCCCTCTCAATAGTTTCATCGCATTGAGCCTTCGCCAATTCTTCGATTTTGATAATTTTTTTCAAACCGATTTTTGGTTTTGTATTCATAACCGCGGTAGGAGCGGCAATGGGATCAGGATCAGGAGCAGGAGCCGGAAAATCTGTACCGATGGTTTCATTCGTATATATTTGATTATTTATTAATAATCTATTCTTTTCCCAGTCATCGTGACGATAGATATTATTGTTATTTTTGTCAGTTTCTATCTCGCTGCGAGGTGACACAATGTCGTTATTACCATTTCCCTTCTTCAATTTGAAAACAAGGCGTTTTTTCGCAACATTCCCCGTTACATCTGCATTGTTGGCAACCGAAGGTACATCGCTCATGTTCTGCGTCTGCATCTTGGAGTCGGTGGGTATTTTAATTTTTCTTGGTGTGATACATCTATATGTAACATCATTTTTCGTTTCAATTTTCAATCCAACAAAAATATAAATTATATATATAATATATACAAAACACTTTACCATAAATTATGTTACTAACTACTGTTAATAACTACAATGAAAACGAGTACACACCTATCGGGATAGTTAGAGGAACAATAGTACATTCGGTTTCCCTTTTTAGAGATCTTTTAGGAAATATAACTGGTATACTTGGAGGAAAAAATACTGCTATAAACAAAAAAGTAGACGATGTATACGAAGAAGCAATAAAAGAACTCGAAAAATATACAAAAGAAAGATATCCCAATGCGGATGCAGTTGCAGGTATAGAAATATCACTTACAGAAATGCGTGAATTTTTTATATGCGTTGCAACAGGAACAGCACTTCGCAGACGATCTCCCGCAACAAACAAACCTTTAAATGGAGGGAATAAACACAACAGTAAACATTCCAGATTGAAAAAACATAGATATAATCGTACTGTTAAAAAAAGATAAAGAACATATCTGCATAACCCATCACCTACATCAAAACCTACAACTTCGTATACGAGCGTCCTATATATTTGTCAAGCCGTCCTAGAAATATTGCACCAGATTTTTCATGTCGCTCTTGAATATCCGCGTTCAAAGTCACGTCAGTAACAAGAACTTTTTTATCTCCTTGATACCAATATGTATACGCAGGAGGATTCATTGTACGCCCCTTGAATTTATGCACCACCATTTTTTCATTCTGTTTTTTGATGCGGTCGGTTTGTATTTCCTCCGAATACCATCCATAATAATAACAGTCGTCTGTGTGATCTTTACCAAGATCAGAAACTGTCGTAATTGACACCACCCGTCTTGACGCCTCTTCTTGAAGCGCAGATAATACATTCACGTGATGCTTTAACTCACTTTCCAACATTTGATATGATCGCCTTTTTTAATGCTGTATATGTTATTATGCTATTTAATAATTTCAATTTTTAATTTATGATAATTACACAAATTAAAAATACTAATATATGTTATTTTACTGTTACTTTTTTGTTACTGTTTTTGTTGTTTAGTCTTTTGAGTTGGTGTACCAAATATATTAATACCACAGCCACAACCACCACCACTTTGTCTGCGTTTACTCCTCCTAGTCGTGGTTCGCATACCCTTTCGTCGCCTATGTATACGCAACCGTGATCCGTAATGCCGTTTAGTTCCACGTCGTCTACTTTTGCTCCGACGCTTACCACTACCTCTGCCACCACCACCCTGATAACCGTTATTATTTGATATCTTTTTTTCTATATGCGTATTCTTATGCGTATGCTTATATTTATTATGCTTTTTTACCCCACTGTTCCTATTCTTTTTTTCTACTATCCACTGTTTTATACTGCTATGATCACGATTACCCGTATATACTTCAGGCGAATTATGGTTAGATGGATGCAAGTATAGAATAGTAGGAAATCCATTAACATGACTACTTACATTAATGTGTTTATTAAACCCATCCATTGCTCCTTGTTCAATTGCCCCTAAAATCATTTCTTCTCCTATTTCTTGTTTTAAATCTGTAATTGCATTATTCCAATGAGGTTTTATCATATTGCACGGATTACAACCATTCATATAAAAAAGAACAACGCCGTGTTTACCCTTTAATGCACTAATATCGTTTTCAGACAGAATAATCGGTGTATTATCCATAAAAAATCTATATATCTATATATTAAATTTAGACAATATTTTTCCAACTAACAAACTATTTTATTGCATATATAATTTATATAGTATATAATATATAGTATATAAATGTATTCAACAAAAATTATAATATTAATTTTATTTGTAATAATGACATATTTTGTATTAAATTATACATCAGCCGGTTTTAAGGAGGCATTAACAATGTCTTCTTCGGGAGATGACTCAAAATGTCCGAATATTCTTATACAAAAAGGTGCACAACTATATTTATATAACTCTAAAAAAACAATGGTACCGGGCGTAAATCCAGTTATTTTTAATAATTTAGAGGAATACGCAGAATTTCTACAATGGCAACGTTCTACAGGCTTAATATGTCCTGTTTTATTTTTACAACAATCAATTGACGCACAAGGAGGAGAATCATATAAAATACGCCCAGGACCAATGGATTTACAGGGCGGGTTACCTCCCTCAACTGCAACTAACCGGAGTGCACCACCGCAAAATATGCAAAATGTTACTAAACTTCTCGACGCATCTCGTGATGATCCACCATATAATGTAAATTCTTATCCTGGATATGATGCTTCAAATATAGATCAAGGAGAATTTACACCAGATATGATGTTAGACTATATTGCACAAACTACAGGTTTAAGCCCAAATCCTATGGATCCAAACTGGGGTGGTGCAGATTTTACACAATCATTAATTGATGCAGGTTATTATAGAGATAATAATGTGGCCTTATCTGTTAATAATTAATAATTAATTATTCGCCACTATTATTATTTACAAGAAATTTTTTAATATTATCAACACATGTTTTATTAATCTTTCGTAATGTACCTTTTTCGGTTTTTATCATAAATGTATTTAAACAATTTGCATCTTTATCGAGTTGATATAAGAGATTTTTTATTGTCTTATATTCACGCATAATCTGTGTTGCTATTTTTGAACTTATCCCCGGAATACACGATAACATTATTATGCTTATATTATCCGGTGTTATATATTCATTCTTCTCTCTATGACTTTTAAATACGCTACAATACTTCTCATCCTCATTATCATCAGATTTACTATCGCTTTCTTCTAATTTCACGTTTTTATTTTGTATAACAGGATTATCGCATAGACTATAATATGCTGTTCTGTTTTTATCAATATTGTATGTTTTTTCATATTTATCTGCAAAGTATATGATAATATCTGCTGTTTCACATATAGAATTTGTTCTCATTACAGAAAATCCTTTATAATACATTAGTGAAAACATACTACTTATGAGTACTTTTTTATCTATACGACCTCGCTTCTCGTTATATCTTTCAATATCTCCTTCAATAATATAAACGATATTATGATTATGTATCTTTTCTTTATCTAGTCGAAATGATTGTTCGTTATATCTCCCATCCTTAATACTTGCAGCCAAATCATAAAGTGTTTTTCTTTCAAATATAAGTATAACATTCCCCGAATTATCTTCTAATATAACATCACCGACTGGTAACTGTATTTTTTGGATTTTGTGTATTTTATTTATTTCTCCCGCGTCTCCTGCGACACATGCGACATCTGTATTCGTATTATCTATAACGTCTACGTTCTGAAAAATATGCAAAGGTACTAAACATCCATTATTTTGTGACTGTACTTGCGTAGATTTTGGTGGCGATTTACTTTTTACAGAAGTTTTTAATTTTTTATTACCTTCTTCTCCCTCTAAAATAGACATTGCTTCAATACGTCGTTCGATAAGCGGAATTAAATCACACTCTCTGTTATCGACTTTTATGATCATTGTATTATAAGGCTAACTGATCAAATGTAAATGCTAGTATGAATAATATAACAATGCGTTTCTAAATTGTTTATTCTATTTATTTAATAAAATAGAATAAAGTAATTCCTGTATGTATTGGCTTTTACAAACGAGGACCCGCATGTCGAGGTGCGTTATAATACTGTCTAAATTTAAATAAATAGTTAGCATTCAATGCGGGTACGGCAATCTGACTTCTTTGTCCGAAAGGAATCATGAAACCTGTTGCAGAAGGTTGTGCACCTCCCTTTTTGGTACCACCGCCATTTTGCGTATTTGCGTAAAGACCATCGGCGGATCCGGGTCCGCTAAACAATACTCGACGAGCCATCGCCGATCTTCCATTTCTGCTACGTTGTCCGTTTCTCATATTTACGATATAATTATATAATCTTGTAATATTATATTTCAAGATTATATTTGAAGACTATATTTAAAGATTATACTAAATTAAATATTAATAATATACGCCAAAAATATTAAATAAAAGTTTGGTTACCACGCCCATAAAGTCTTCCAATACCAGGCGACGAATGCATTCTACCAATACCACCACTACTGGATTTATTGCTAAATAACAACCCATGTGATTTCATATACGCGAAACCGGCTCTGCATCCGACAGGAATGCAAAAGTTGCAATAATTTGTATCACGCTGATATGTGTGAACAAGACTTGCGGGAACACCCACAGTAGGAGGCATTCCTGCTATACTTCCAAATATACATCCTTTATTCGGCATAGCCGATGCAGTCAATCTTGCTTTTTTACCGCCAGTAATTCCCATTCCGACCATTTTATGCTTATTATATATATCCTAAATATTTTATTTTGTAAACTTTATAGTTTATAAATAATTATTGTTATGTTCTTTTGTATTCTTTTATTATTAATTTGCATAACTACATTTTTAAAGTAGATTAAATTGAAATCATTTAAAGTTAAAATATAATAATAATACATCACCAAGTTTTATCTTATTCTTAAAACTCTTAATTCAAACAAGTATACGTAAATGTCAAAAAGTGCAGAAAATTCACCTTACAATTCTCCTAAATTAAATACAGTCGGCAGTGCACAAAGTACTCAGGGAAAAAATATATTGAATGATGCTGACATTATTCAGTGCGAAGAAGGCTACATTTTCAATCCATATAATCCAGAGAATAGAGAGATTACATTGAGCGAAGTTCAATCTATTCTTTCATCCTATGGTATACCAACACAACTCAATAATTATGAACTATATCGCCGAGCATTTATACACGCTTCTTATACAAAACGCCCCCAACTTGAAAACGCAAGAGAAAATATAAAAATAATGCCTCAACCATCTAACTGTATGCCTCTTAGAACAAAATCAAACGAACGTCTAGAATTCCTCGGCGATGGAGTACTAGAATGTGTTACTAAATATTATTTATATCGCAGATTTCCTAAAGAGAATGAAGGGTTTATGACAGAAAAAAAAATAGCAATTGTAAAAAACGAATCAATCGGAAAACTTGCACTAGATATGGGACTACATAGATGGTTTATTATTTCCAAACATGCAGAAGAAAAACGCACTAGAACAAATCTGAAAAAATTGGGTTGTTTATTTGAAGCATTTATAGGTGCACTATTTCTTGATTTTAATAAAATAACTGTGCACGATGAAGGTAAGTGGTTCGAGAATGTATTTGTTACGGGACCCGGATTTCAAATGGCACAGAAGTTTATTGAAGCGGTATTTGAGAGACATATTGACTGGATATCTCTCATAAAGAATGATGATAATTATAAAAACATATTGCAAGTAAAGATACAAAAAGAATTCAAAACAACTCCAGATTATTTAGAAATACAACATGATGTAGATCTTGGGTATACGATGGGTGTTTATTTATGTTTAGGTAAAGAAATATATCAAGTAGATTATAAAAATGCCATTAACTATAGCAGCATCAAGTCATTTGCAAAAATTCATGAAATATTACAAGAAAGGGGTCATATTTTAGTTTGCTTTGCTTCGGGTACTCACAAGATTAAAAAGAAAGCGGAACAAATGGCGTGCGAATATGCTTTACAAATAATATAGTGTTATATATTGCATTTTATGCATTTTATAGATAATATGCATCATAAATTATATAAAATAACATTGATTTATTTAAAATAATATTTAAAATAATATTTAAAATAATATTTGAATTTATATTTTTTTAAATATGTTTATTATTCCTGTTTCTATTTAATTATATTTTTATTCATATATTATAATGGAGGCTACCGAACTTGATTCCAGAGTACAAGATTTAAAATCACGATTACAAGAATCTAATAGAAAAATTGCCGATCCCGCAGGTGCAACACAATCTGACTTGGAAGAAAATAGAGAATTACGAACTTCAATTCAAAAACTTCAATCTCAAGCACAATCTGAGAATTTTTCTCTAAAGTCAAAATCATATACCGATGTAATGTCGTCTATAGCATCTCCGCTTTCTCAGTTGGAGTCAACCTCATATTCTGCTGCACCCATAGTACCTCAACTTCCCGTACCACCTATATCATCTCTTTTAAAACAAGGAGAAGACCTTTTGGATCCTGAAAATATAGAGGATGAACCATCGGCAGCAACAGAAAATCGATTACCGCAATCTCAATTAGATGTTTTACAAGCCCCCGATATTGGGGCAAAAGTACTTCCAAGTCAACGCCCTGGAGTAGACTATGCAGCACAACAAATGATTAACGCACTTCAACGTCAATTAGCACCATCATCTGTTTTAGCGCGATTGGAAGAAGAAGGTAAACCCATAAATGTATCAAAAGAAAAACCACGTCAAAAAATTACAATTCGATTCCCTGTTCAAAGACAAACTGACCCTAATTTAGGCGAAGGCCGCGACGATCCAACATATCAACCTCCTCCTGTAACGATTATTGATAAACGATCAAGCGGTTTAGTAGATCGTAAAAGTATTTTAGAAAATTTGCGAAACGTCCTACCCATTATAATAGCGAAACCAGGCGATTTTAGTAAAGAAAAACAAGCCGCAAAGTCTGTAAAACCACAACAACCCCAAAAAGAAGCTTCATTTGCAGAAACTTCGAGTACACTTAGACAAATCATAATTATAAAAAAAATACCAAAACATATATTTTTAACAGAAGATACATCATTACTTCTCGACACGTTATCACCGAAAGAAACAGGAGATGTATCCGCAGAATTAACAAAGTCGGCAACAGAATCACTGCAAAGATCATCGCGATCAAGAGTAACTTCTAAACCAGAATTTGGTTTAATGTCACACGATATAACCGATATGCAAATTCTTGGGTCAGTAGTAAGAGAAAGACTTCCACAGAAAAAACACATAGGGGTTATGGCTTCTAATTATTATATGAGTAATCGTCAAAAATTTATTAATTTCATAAATCAACTATTTATGCCTTATTATGATGAATTAAGTAGTAAACAAGATCAGATATCATGTGATCCTGCCGTAAATTCGGAATTTTCTTTATTAACGCATCAAAAAATAGTTACAGATTATTTAAATATATATACACCATATCGCGGACTTTTACTATATCATGGTCTAGGTAGTGGTAAAACATGTTCTTCTATTGCAATTGCAGAAGGATTAAAAACACATAAAAATATAATCGTATTAACGCCCGCATCCTTGCGAAGAAACTATATCGAAGAATTAAAAAAATGCGGTGATGAGATATATAAAAAAAATCAATTCTGGGAATTTGTATCTATTAATAGCCCGATTGATCCTATGATAAACACGTTGTCAGCAATATTATCATTACCAAAAGACTTTATCAAATCTGCAAAAGGTGCATGGCTTGTTAACGTAAAAAAACCTTCTAACTATACTTCATTAAATCGCGACCAACTAACTAGCCTTGAAACACAATTGAATAAAATGATCGAAACTAAATACACGTTTTATAATTATAATGGTATGAGGATGAGTACATTAAAGGCAATGCCAGTAGATTCTAATAATAATCCTTTTAGCGACCATGTTGTAATCATTGATGAAGCACATAATTTTATTAGTCGTATAGTAAATAAATTAAAACGTCCATCATCTCTGTCGATGCAAATGTATGATTTATTAATGAATGCTCAAAATGTGAAAATTATTCTACTTAGTGGAACACCTATTATTAACTATCCGAATGAAGTGGCGGTCATATTTAATATTTTACGAGGATATATAAAAACATGGAAATTTCCTTTACAGGTCAGTGCAAAGGCGGGAGCAAAAATTGACAAAAAATCTCTTTCAAAAATATTTGCATCGGTAAATAGTCTTGATTATATGGATTATGAAGATAGTTCGCATATACTTACAGTTACTCGCAATCCATTTGGATTTATAAATATGAATGATAAAGGTGAATATAATGGCGTTGTGCGTGTTGAAGCAGATTCAGAATCACCCTATATTAATGATACAGATTTTGAACGTCTTATTCTTTCAACACTTCGCGGTAAAGATATTTCAATTGAACCAGGTAGCATTACAGTACAAACATATAAAGCGTTACCAGACTCACTTGATGAATTTAGGTCTTATTTTATTGACTCATCAACTGGTAGTCTAAAAAATGTAAATATGTTCATTCGTCGTATATTAGGACTTGCATCATATTTTCGAAGCGCACAAGAACAGTTAATGCCTAGATATGATAAGGCAGAAAATTTCAGAGTTATTACTGTACCTATGAGTGATCATCAATTTGCAGAATATGAAACAGCGCGTAAAGCAGAAAGAAATTTGGAAAAAAAATCAAAAAGCAGAAAACCTGTTGCTGTAAAACCTGGTGCTAGCGGAGGGGATGATATATATGAAGATGCTGTTTCTTCTTATCGTATTTTTTCGCGCCTTTTTTGTAATTTTGTTTTCCCTACAGAAATACAGAGGCCGCGTCCCAAAGATACAGATGATGTTGCGGGTGCTATAAGAGATGGAGTAACAGAGGAAGATATTGATGCTCTAACAGCATCTGAACGTGTTCAAAATTTAAATGGAGAACATACAGGAGATGATATAGATGAGATTGCAAAAGATATGTCTACCAAAGTTGATGCATCATATGAAAAACGAATAGCGGTAGCAATACAAAAAATAGAAGAAAACAAGATGCGATTTTTGAGAGGACCAAGAGATGGAGGAGAACTACAAATATATAGTCCTAAATTTTTGGCAATGTTAGAAAATATACAAGAGCCCCATCATACAGGTCTTCATTTAGTATATAGCCAGTTTCGATCCCTCGAAGGTATTCGCTTATTTTCGCTTGTACTCGATGCGAATGGATATGCTCGTTTTAGAATAAAGAAAAATGATTCAGGGAACTGGATATGGGATTTAAAAGATGAAGATAAGGGAAAAAGAATGTACGCACTTTATACCGGCACGGAGAGCGATGAGGAGCGTGAGATAATAAGAAATGTTTTTAATAGTACATGGGATTATATACCCGTAACCATAAAACAACAACTTGTCCCAATGTCTGCTAATAATTTTATGGGAGAAATTATAAAAGTTCTTATGATCACTGCATCGGGTGCTGAAGGTATTAACTTGCGAAATGTTCGATGGGTACATATTACAGAACCATATTGGCAACCTGTTAGAATAGAACAAGTTATTGGGAGGGCTAGACGTATATGTAGTCACAACGACTTATCCGAAGAGAATAAAACTGTAAATGTAATGATTTATGTTATGATGTTTACACCTGAACAACTTGCACAAGATGGATCGCTTGAACTGAAATTAAACGACGTGAGTAAGAAGAACTCTGATTTGGCAATAACAACCGATCAAGCATTATTTGAAATATCGACAATAAAGGAAGAAATTAATCAACAATTACTTATGGCTATAAAACAAGCATCAATTGACTGCTCAATTCATAGAGATATGGCATCAAAAGAAAAGTTACAATGTTTCAGTTTTGGAAATGTTAAATCTAACAATTTCTCTTATAATCCGTCAATTAGTGCCGAAGAATCAGATACTGCAGTTGCACGTAATACAGAAGTAAAAGAGTTAAAACTTACTAGTATAACAATGACAGTAGAAGGCGAAAAGAAAAGGTTTGCGCTTGATAAATTAAGTGGCATAGTGTATGACTGGAATAGTTATGAAATGGCAAGAGATATGGGAGGCGATCCACTAGTTGTTGGTAAATTGATCCAAGGACCAGATGGTAAACAAAAATTTATAAAAGGAAGTAGTTCTATATTGCGCGAAACAGGCGGTGTTGCTATGTCTGCAGCGGCTGCTCCTTCCAGTAAAAAACCATAAAAACGAAGGACGTACAGGATAAACGTGAGAAACGTGAGAAACCGTAAAAATCAATATAAATTATTACTACCAAATAATCTTGTAATAATTTATAAATTATCTATCTTATGTTCTATCTTATGTTCTATATTACCATTTATAAGAATATCTATTATTTTTTCTTGCATAGTTTTTATTACTTCTAACTCATTTTGAATTATAATTACCTTTTCTTCTAATTTCTTATATTCTCCCGCTTCTCTAGTAACATGACTTTTCATATAAGTATGAGGATTGTATTCTAAACTTTTGTAGTTGCTCGCTATACCATTATTATCGTTGCCATCGTTGCCGTCGTTGCCATCGTCTCCATCATTATTCATAATTATATCAAGTGGTATTGGTTTATATAACAGGGAATTCGAAGTATTGACTATCTCGTTCTTAGCCATCGCTCTTGTATGGTTAAAAGTATTTTTTTTTAACTTGGAAAGAATAGACAACTCGATTCCTGTATCATTATCATCAGAATTAACTGCGATATTTGTATCTAAATTGCCATCATTACTATTAGTAAAGGTATCACGGCTTTCTTCTACATCATTCGAGACCTCTAAATCATTCTCATAACGTATTTTAATATTTTCTTTTTCGTTAAAAGTTACACTCTTTTTACTCATATCCTCTACTTTTTCTGATAAAGATGACGATGATGCAATATTTTCAATAGGACGTTTTGCTTCATTATTTGTATTACCTGGTTTTGTAGGTGCCCCCTTAATCCATTCTTCTGCATTTTTATTATTATTCAAACCATTTGGCTCATTGTTTAATTTAACTTGATCTAATTCTCGTTGCCTCGAAGATAATGCTTCTGCAAGTAATTTATCCATATCACTACTTGCTAACTTTGTATCAAACAAATCTAATTTTTTATACGCGAAGTCAATATCGTTAGGTTTTTTATTATTTAACATATTATTCATTTCTTCTTGTTTTTCTTTTAACCTTATTTCAATCTCCGTCATTCTACTTTTTTGTAAATCATCAGAACGATAGATTTCTTCTATCTTTGGTTTTTTTGTAGATAAATTATAACGAGGTGCAATTGACAAAGTATTTGTTGGTACTTGTTGAGGTACATATGGTCGTTGTACATTTTGATTATCATTTGATACACGATTAACTTTAAACTGTCCTAACTCTTGAATCATATTTTTAATAACACTCTTATTACTATTCATAATCATTTCAGAAGCCTTGATATCATAATCATCATCCCCTTCGTCGTTATTTTCAAAAAATAAATCAAATGCAGGCTTCATAGAATATATAGATGTCTCAAATAGTCTTTTAACATTTTCAAAACTACCATTAGGTATATCATTAAATACACCCCCTTCTTGCAATAATCCCCAAATAACACTTTTGTTATTGGTTCTCGTAAAATCAGTAAATGACATAAGTATCTATGTGATTAAGTATATAAACTGATATATAAACTGATATATTAATATTTAATATAGTTTATACTGAAATATTATTGAAAATATTTTATAGAATTTATAATAATAATTTAAATATATTCATAATAATAATAATACACATGAACCAAGAAGATGAAAAAGTATCAAAAATAATAAATTATTTTGAATTAAGTGAAACAAGCCTACTATTTTTTGATATTTTTTATAAGAATAATAAAATATTTATTATTATGCCTATTTATAATGAACCACCCGATCGGGATAAAATTTTTGTTAATGTAGATAATAATCGTTTAAAACTTGCACATTCTTATATAAAAGATGTTAGAGAACCCATTGTAATTTATGTTTATAATTATGTAAATAATAAAGAAGTAAAACAATGTATAGATTCATCCAATGATGTAATAAATGTAAAAGTCGTCTTTAATGATATTGCCAAAGTATATAGTTTAAAACATATTTGCACAAATAATGAAACAAAAAAATTCTTGACTATTACAACATTATTTAAAGATGATTATAATTTATTTCCACTATTTTATAACTACTATAAGAACCAAGGAGTATCACATTTTTATATGTACTATAATGGTATATTAACAAAAGAAATTCGAGATAAATTTATTAAACATGACGATGTTACATTAATTGAATGGGTTTTTCATTATTGGAATCCATCATCTTGTAAATACTGTCATCATGCACAACTGGGGCAACTCCATCATGCAATATATCGGTATGGAAAAGATATGTGCGAATATATGATATTTTGTGATTTTGACGAATACTTGCATATTCCTTTTGGGTTGGTAATAAATAACACAAACAATACATTAATTAAATTTATTCAAACCAATCCTACAATTGAAATATTTGGATTTTGTAATATATGGGCAGACACTATAAATAAAGAGTACACTATTACAAATAAGTTACCGAATAAAATATTAACTAGTAATGAAATTTCTCCATATTCGGATAGGAGTAAAAATATATATAAAATTTCATCAATAAATACTATTGGGATACATCAAATTTGCGATGAAAGTTTATTTTTATTCAATCATATAACAAGTTTACATATGTATCATTTTTATAGACTTTCATATAATAGAATAATATTAAATAACGATGTGGAAGTTAAAGTAGATACAGAAACTATATTAGATAAACATTTATTTCCAGAAAATAATACTGATGGTGATATTATAAATCACTATTGAAATACAATTTTCTAAATTTTTGCATTTCTTCATCTGGAAATGTGTCAACAATAAAATCTTCTGGTTTTTTAACATCCCGTAATAAGTTAATAATCATAAAAAGTGAATACATGCCACATTCAGTTGGTTGCTTCTGGTGATGTTTATTATTCTCAATGTATCGAAAATCTATACCAACCATCTTACCTTGTTCTGTAATTTTTTTAATAAGTTTTTTCACTTCTTTGGGTGGAGAATTACCCGTACTATCAAAAAAGAATATATATTTTTGTTTCAAGTTAACAAACATAGATATCCAGTGCGAACCTGATAAATAATGCGGGTCTGTATTAAAGATGAACCCTATTTTATTTTTACCATTTCGTATTGATATGTTTAAATCAAAATGACACAATTCTTCCCACACACATTCGCCATACATTTTTGGAGAATCAAAATCAATAGGAGCCGCTCCTATAAAGTCAAAATAAGGAAACTCTTTTTCATATTGTTTCATAACATTTTCTATATCAATACTATTTAACCATTCATTTGGATTCTTCTTCCAGTCGTCGGGGCTTTTTGGCGCAAATGTATAATTAAGCATTTCTTTATCTACGCCGGATGAAGCAAAATTTTGTTTTAACCAACACGATTCCTTGTTGCATATATTTTTTAAATGTTCTTTCAATGAAGCCCATATTTCGCGAGGTTCATTTGATTTTATGATAACATCAGGATGGCGTGCATTCCATAAGGATTTAAGTTTCATCAATGATTCGTTACTATAACATGTAAAATCATTTTCTTGTATTTTTGGACTACATTTTAATTTTATAAACCCATCCGTATGTTTTTCTATATCAGGATCATTTTCTTCTTCTACTTTTGTCAATATTTGTTTACTTGATCTTGACCTTCTTATTTCGCTTGACATTTCACTTGACATTTCACTTGACATTTCATTTTTATTTTTATTACGACTACTTTGTTTGTTTTGTTTTCGTTTTCTGGTATTATTTATACTTTTTTGCTTTTTATTGAGTTTTTGTAATTTTGTTTTATTATTTTTTCTGTATTTACTATCAATATTTGATCCATCAACGATAACATTATCTGCAAATTTTAAAATATTACTTATTCTTTTTTGTTTCATCTATATTATATTATTGATATTTTTATCTAACAAACATTCTATATCACTTTGTGATTTTTTATTAATAACTATATTTTCAATCGTATTTTTTGCAGAATTTATATTATGTTTATTCGTATTAGAATTTGTACTTCCAAATTTTTTAATATCTTTTTTTTTGAATTTTGGATCATTCAACTTATAATTTTTCGTCTTAGGTAGCATCATCTCTTCTTTTGGTGGTGATATTTTTATTACAAAATTATCCAAGGTTATTACTTTTTTATCCATCTGTTTCATAAATAATTTATTTGCCTCCATTATATTATTTTCATTTTCTTCATTATTTATACCATCGGTTTCGTCTATATTTGCACCAACATTTAGACCAACATTCATGTCTTTATACTCTCCTTGAATTTCATCCATGGTATCTTTAAATTTAAAATAAGTTATACACATTCTCGCATATGTATTAAAAGAATTTATGATAACATCATCTATTTTTGTTGAATAATTCGACTTACCATTATTTTCTTGGTTGTCATTTTTATATATACCATTAAATAATATATCTTTTGTCATAGAAATAATCCGTTTCCTATAAAATTTCTTCTCTTTTTTCAATACTGAATCATGATCCAAATTATTTCTTTTAAGATATTTATTGTATGTATCTGAGTTTGCCATAATCTCAAGTGTCATATAATCTATACTGTTAATACCGTTAATATTATTAAAAGTCGTAGTTGCAATAGGTTCATTTTTTATAATTTTGTCTTCTACTATATTTTCCGCATTTTTTATAATACTGTTTAGAGTTTCTGTAGTAGAATCATTCAATATATTAATATCCATTTAAGATGCGTATATAAAAAATATTATTATTTTAGTACGTAATTCGTATTAAAATAATGAATTATCTATATAAATAGATATTATTGTGTATAAAATTGCTTCTCCTCATCGAGCACAACATCTTTATTTTCATTTCTAGTATTGTTATTGAAAAATTTATTCCCTAAATTATTAGTATTTGGGTTATAATGATCAAATACTTCTCTTTTAAACAGACCAGGATAAGGTTGTTTCGTAGGTTTTGGAGGAACATGTACATTATATAAATCACTTCTAGATGAAGGAACATACTCGGCTTGTTCGCAATCTTGTAATGCAAAAAACTGATTCCGAAGCGTGGACTCTACATTTACATTATTTGCAAATCCATCCCATGGTGCCATATTATTTCCAGGATTAAATGTAGTATGCGGGCTAAAAATTGGATAATTATGTAATGGCACATTCGACGGCTTATATTGATCTAAAATTTGCATATAACCATACTTTGTAGAAACAGGTGTTTGATAATAAAAAGGTTTAAGTGAAGCAGATGGAACATTTCTAGATGATATGCGATCGTTTATTTCACCATTACGTTCATGTTGACACGAATATAATTTATTTGGAACACCATACATTTGATTATTATTGAAACTAGATACTGAAGACATTTATATATTTATTATATTATAAATTATTACTATATATTTTTTATTGCGTTCATAATATTATCCATAATATTATAACTATCTCTACTATTGTGAATATATTATTTTATATTCATAAAGAGTTAAAGACATCAAAATATTAAAATGTAACCACAAGTTATATATTTTTCGTTTCACACATCAAATGTGCGGTATATTTTTCATTCAAAAATTTTTAAACAAAGAAACCATAGAGTCATACAAATCTTCTTTACAATATTATCTAAAGTACTATCAAAACGATTTTTATAAAATATCACACAGAGGACCCGACAACAGTTCGTTTATAAATGACACTTCTAAACTTTCATCTAAAAAATATCATACAATATGGGGATTTCACCGTCTAGCAATTAACGGTCAAACACCTGAAAGTAACCAGCCATTTTTTATTAAGAATTGTCGCCTTGTCTGTAATGGAGAAATTTACAATTTTCGCAATCTTATAAAAGAATTTGGACTTGAGGAAGAATACAAAAGTCAATCAGATTGCGAGATTATTATTCATCTTTATAAAAAAATAGGTATCCGTGATACATTGCGCCGACTCGATGGAGTATTTGCGCTTGTTTTGCATGACTATGAAACAGAAACTACATATGTTGCGCGAGACCCTGTAGGTGTACGTTCACTTTTTATTTCAGGATACGACTATACATACAATAACATCATGATTGTTTCGAGTGAACTAAAAGCAATAAATGAATGTTTTAGACCAAATGTGACACAATTCCCTCCCGGTTGTTATGCTGTATATTCTAAAACTAATTTTGATGATTCAAATACTCCCTTTTTTAATTTTTATAGTTACTATGAAAATGTATATATCACACATGATATACTTACAGGACATATTGAAAGAATTTACAATTATCCCACTGTAGAAGATACTGAAGAAAATATATGTAAAAATATTGCCACATTATTTGAAGAAGCAGTTGTAAAACGTTTAATGAGTGATCGCAAAGTAGGCGCGCTTCTTTCGGGGGGTCTGGATAGTTCATCGGTAGTAGCAATAATGTGTCGTCACATGCCCGCAAAAGATTTAAATACATATAGTATCGGGTTGAAAGGTTCAACAGACCTTGTATGGGCAAGAAAAGTGGCGGATTATTTGGGGACAAATCATCACGAAGTATGTCTTAGTGAACAAGAATTTTTGGATGCTATCAAAGAGACGATTGAACAAATCGAGAGTTATGATACAACATCGGTTAGAGCATCAATTCCAAACTATTTGGTAAGCCAGTACATTTCAGAAAATACGGACGACTGTGTTATATATTGTGGGGATATGTCGGATGAAATTTTTGGGTCGTATCGTGGATTTATGAAGGCGAAAAACGAAGAAGATTTTAAACGAGAAAATGAACGCATGGTTCGCGATGTTTGTTATTTTGATTTGCTGCGTTCTGATAAGAGTATCAGTGGTGCTGGTTTGGAGGCGCGTGTACCATTTGCGGATAAGAAATTTTTACAATATGTGATGGGTATTCCGTCGCGGTATAAGATGTTTACCGACGAGCGTATTGAGAAATATATATTTAGGAAGGCATTTGATGGGCTTTTGCCGGATGATATACTATGGCGTAGAAAAGAGGCATTTAGCGATGGTGTGAGCGGACATGAACGAAGTTGGCTCCAGGTTATTAAGGAACACATTGATGCTAGTATGGAAGATGACGAATATTACAATTATAACCATATTATTACTAAGACACATGCAAATATTCATAATCAGCCATATGACAAAGAAAGTTATTATTATAGAACTATTTTTGAAAAAATGTATAATAGATGTGAAAATACAATTCCATATTTTTGGAGACATCCGTTTTGCGAAGAGAAGGATCCATCTGCACGATTACTCGAATGTTACAAAAACACAGATGCATAATCTAATATAACTTTTATAACACTGAATAAAAATATAATCTAAAATAGTTATATTTTTATTGTATCTCTTTCAAATATCATGTATCGTATTTAGAACAATTGCATATGTTGTTTTAGGATAATTATGATACCCGCTAAAGATATTGCGTAGTTGTACAAACTATGATTTACAACCTGAGATGTATTACGTGACTTGCAGAAACACGCTAATCCCATAGATCCTATCGTAATAAGCAGAATCACTGACATAGGCACACTTACATAATAAGTATACTGAAGGTAAAAAAGGTATAAAATACCAATTGTACGCAATGCCATGAAAAGTTCTTTGTAGTTAAACATTTTATATATTCTAAAAATATTTTATTTCATTTTTTCATAATATTATATATATATATATATTATATAACAATGTCAACTTGCGGAATGCAATATCCACAGTCACAATCTGGAGGCGGTTCAACTTGCGGAATGCAATATCCACAGTCACAATCGGGGGGCGGTTCAAGACGTCGCAGACGTTCTACCAAAAAACTTCACAAAAAACGAAGTGGTACTCGGAAAGTTCGTAGCCATGGTCGAAAACGCGCATGTCGTTGTCCTGGTGGATGTAGACGAGGTATATGCCCTTGCTGCACAGGAAAACGATTCTGCTGCACTAAAAAATGTTATGGACGCGGATGCAAATGTTAATAAAATCTAGATTATTCGTACATTATTTTATTTATAATTACCACTATTTTGGTTATTATAAAAAATTGATAAACATAATAAACATAATTTAGTATGTAAGATAAAGCAAAAGTACTTTGCATCCTTTTAACAACAACTACCATATACCATCAAACATATAATGTCATCAACAGTTCCTGCAACAGAATCTACGCGTCTATACGATACTTCATTTCGTTTACTGGACTTCAATATATTCGATGAAAAACGCTCAGAAGACAAAAATAGCGACGACGACGACGAATGCAATGATAATGAATCTCGTGATAAAGGAAAAAAATACAATAAAAATGAGAATTTTACAACTATTCAAATGTTTGGATTAAATGAGAACGGCGAAACGTGTGCTATATTTGTTCGTGACTATCAGCCATTCTTCTATATAAAAGTCGGAGACGAATGGACAATTCCGCAGAAGTCTGCATTTATTACGCATCTTAAAGAGAAGGTTGGAAAATTTTATAGTGACTCTATATTAGATCTTGACTCAAAACTTATTAAACGAAAAAAATTATACGGGTTTGACGGCGGAAAAGAACACAAATTCATTCTTATTAAATTCAAAAATATAGCCGGGATGAATAAAGTAAAAAATATGTGGTTTAAATTTGGTAAAGATGGAAAACAATTACTTCGTCGCGAAGGATATCCTTATTTTAATACAAAAACTGAAATATATGAAGCAAATATTCCACCTATTCTGCGTTTCTTCCACGTACACGATATCAGTCCGTCTGGATGGATTGGATTTGAAAAAAAACGCGTAAAACAAATTCATGGCGGTCGCGGAATACAAACAACTACGTGTAACTACGAATATGAAATCGCATCAACTGATATAGTGCCTCTGAATAGCAAGGAAACTATTGTTCCATATAAAATATGCAGTTTTGATATTGAAGCAAGCAGTAGTCACGGCGACTTTCCTATTCCTATAAAAACATACAAAAAACTAGCAACAAATATTGTCGACGTATGTGATGCATTATGTCGCAACGCGGGAGCAACAACTAGTCTCGAAGCCATCGAGTATGTTACTCCTGCATTATTGAAACAACTTATATTTACTGCATTTGGATATGGAACACCTTTGCATACCGACATTGATCGTGTATATACAAAAATCAAAGTGTCAGAGCAACGCCTTGCTACATTATTTGATGTATGGGTATCATTTCATATTTCCGATATAAAAGATAATGATAAATTAAAAGATATTAACACAATTGAAAAAATGTTTGAAAAGATTTCGGAGATGAATAAAGCAAACGGAGATGGCGAAGATGATGAATGTGATAATGCTGATGAAGGAGACGCTGACGCGGATGCAGAGGATATGTACGAAGATGTTCCCGAAATTGAGATAGATGAAATTGACGAAGATGAACAACTTCATCATGAAAATAAACCAATGGAAGGATGCGATGAAGATAGCGATGTTGACGCAATGATGAAAGCATACGCCGGAGAAAAAACCAGCACATCTACTAAAAAAGGTTCGAGTACTTCAGTAACCAAAGCAAACCCCAAAAAGCAAACAAAAAAAACTGCAGAAGATTCAACACCCAAGGAAACCGTGATTCAACTTCTCACAACATCTCTCGATAAAATAGATCGTGAAACAAAAATCAACAAATTAAATATATCTCTACAAGAAATATTCCCACCAGTCGAGGGAGACAAGGTAACATTTATTGGTTCAACATTCATGACATATGGCGAGAAACGCCCCTATCTCAATCACTGTATCGTTCTCGATACATGTAGTTCATTGGAGTCTGAAGTTGCGAATTCTCAGATTGAAACATATAAAACTGAGCGCGAGGTGCTACTTGCATGGACGCGACTAATTCAGCGCGAAAATCCTGATATTATTATTGGATACAATATTTGTGGATTTGACTACGAGTTTATGTTTCGGCGTTCGCTTGAAAACTCGTGCGAAAATGATTTCCTTCGTCTTTCGCGAAACAAGGGAGAATTTTGCGGATCGCATGACTATAATACCGGCAAAGTATGTATTAAAGAAAGTAGCATTGTCATTGCAAGCGGACAACACGATTTACATTATATTGAAATGAAGGGGCGACTTCAGATTGATTTGTACAACTACTTTCGTCGTGATTTCAATCTCTCTTCATATAAGTTGGATTATTGTGCTGGTTATTTCATCGGGGATGGTGTGAAAAAACTAGAGCATCTTCCAAGCGGGAATACAAAAATATACAGTTCAAATTTGATGGGTCTTGAGAATGGTAATTACATCAACTTTGAAGAGTCTAGTCATTCAACAGATACGTATAAGGATGGTGAAAAATTCAAAGTATTAAAGGTCGATCTTATCGAAAAAACATTTGAAATTGAAGGACACGAAATGCCAGATATGAAAAAATCTGTTCGATGGGGTCTTGCTAAAGATGATGTAACACCCCAGGATATCTTTCGGATGACGAATGAAGGACCCAACGAACGTGCAATTATTGCAAAATATTGTATTCAGGATTGTAACTTGGTTCATCATCTTATGAACAAAATCGATGTCATGACTGGATACATTGAGATGGCAAAAATCTGTAGTGTACCTATTAGTTTCCTTGTGTTGCGCGGTCAAAGTATTAAACTCACGAGTTTTATTGCAAAGAAATGTCGCGAGAAGCGTACGCTGATGCCAGTGATTGAACGTTCATTCGGGAATGAAAGTTATGAGGGTGCAATCTGTCTTCCACCAAAGTGCAATCTTTACTTGGACAATCCTGTAGCATGTTTAGACTATTCATCACTATATCCATCCTCTATGATTAGTGAGAATTTGTCACAAGATAGTAAAGTATGGACGAAAGAATTTGACCTAGCAGGACAATTGGTACGTGAAACTGGCGTGAAAGATATTTCGGGAAACTACATATACGATAATTTGCCAGGATATGAGTATGTTGATGTTACATATGATACATATAAATGGGTGAATAACCAGCGAGGTCGCGCAATTAAAACATTAAATGGTACAAAAATTTGCCGATTCGCTCAACCTAAAGATGGAATTAAAGCAATTATGCCTACTGTGTTGGAAGAATTACTCGCGGCACGAAAAGCAACACGCAAATTAGCCGAAGCAACCGAAGACCCCTTTATGGCGAATATTTTAGACAAACGACAACTTGGTTATAAAGTAACTGCCAACTCGCTTTATGGACAATGTGGTGCGAAGACGAGTACATTTTATGATGTAGATATTGCGGCATCGACGACGGCGACGGGACGTAAGTTGCTTACATATGGAAAACGAGTTGTTGAAGAAGTGTACGGGGATGCTAAAGTCGAGTCGAAGAAATTCGGGTTTGTAAATACTAAGGCTGAGTATATATACGGCGACACTGACTCTGTATTCTTTACATTCAATCTCGCGACACCAGACGGTATTCCAATCAGAGGAAAAGATGCGCTTGAAATAACAATAGAATTTGCTAAGGAGGTAGGACATCTTGCAACAAAATTCTTGAAACAACCCCATGCATGGGTTTATGAAAAAACGTTAATGCCATTTTGTCTTCTGTCAAAAAAGAGATACATTGGAATGTTATATGAAGACAAGCCAGAAAAACCAAAGCGAAAAAGTATGGGAATTGTTCTGAAGCGCCGCGATAATGCACCAATCGTGAAAGATATATACGGTGGTGTTATTGATATATTAATGAAAGAACAAAACGTAGAATCGGCTATAAAATTTCTCAAATCATCATTGCAAAATTTGGTAGATGAAAAGGTACCAATGGATAAACTGATTATTACAAAATCGCTTCGAAGTGGTTACAAAAATCCGGCACAAATTGCGCATAAAGTATTAGCCGACCGAATGGGTAAACGAGATCCTGGCAACAAACCAAGCATAGGTGATCGTATTCCGTTTGTATATATACAAAATCCTGATAAAAAAGCACTACAGGGTGAAAGAATCGAACATCCTGATTATATTGTTGCAAATAAAATCAAGCCAAATTATGCATTCTATATTACGAATCAAATTATGAAACCAATACAGCAAGTATTTGCACTCGTATTAGAAAATATACCGAGTTATAAAAGACAAGTTCCGGCACTTAAACGGAATATTGATGGATGGATTGATAAATTAAAAGACGACTCGACTTGCAGCGAAGAGAAATTAAAGAAAAAAATATCAGATATACGTAATAAGGAGGTGAAAAAGATATTATTTGATGAATACTTGATGAAAATAGATAATGCAACTCAGAAAAATCAAAGTATAATGAACTTCTTCAAAAAAACGTAGATATAGTCCTATATACCAAGTATAAGAAATAATATATAAAAAACAATATATTATTTTTTTATGTTGCCATAGATAGCATTTTATATTTATTATCTTCGTATCATGCGCTGAATCGCGTACGCTCCAATCGTAACCCACATTGTTATAATGATATTTGATCCTTCGGTAATCATCCAACGCATAGCAACGCAGTGCGGAGCAGACACCA